ATAGGTAATAACGCATCTGCAAATACATTTTCAATTATAGATGAGCAATTTTCTGCAACAAGGCTATTTATAGGCTCATCGGGTAACGTAGGTATAGGAACTACAAGTCCTTCACTTCCATTGCACGTATATAACTCAGCAGCAGCATTAGCTTATTTTGAAAGTACAAATGCAAGTGGTGCTTATACAATTTGGAGAAATTCGGGTACTTCTTTTGGAGATGTTGGTTCTGCATTAGGTATTTCTGGTAGTGGCTCTGCATCTGATTTTATGGTTGCGTCAAGAGCTGGTAGTATGATTTTAGGTACTTCTTCTGCTGAACGTATGCGCATCACTTCAGCTGGTAACGTAGGTATTGGAACAACAAGTCCAAGTTATAAGTTAGATGTTAATGGTAGTAGTATATTTAGAGGTTGGTCATCAATGTCTGCTGGTTCTCCATTTGCTTGGAACTCTGTATCGGGACTTTATGTTGCAACTGGTTATTCTGCTGCTATAAATACTGAAATTGCTGATGGTGCTATGACTTTCTTTACTGCACCAAGCGGTACTGCTGGAGCATCAGCTACATTTACCGAGCGTATGCGTATTACCTCTGCTGGTAACGTAGGTATAGGAACGACAACACCTTTAGGGGTTTTACATATAAGTGGACTTGGAGCAGTTGGTCAATTATATGCCGACCAATATGGTACAGCTGGTTCAAATTTATTATTAAGAAGTGCAAGAGGAACGCAATCTGCACCTACGTCAACATTAAGTGGAGATTTATTAGGTTCTATTGGTGTTAGGGGATATGGTGCAACAGGATTTAGTAGTGGAGGCAGAGCAGGACTTTATATGTATGCAGCCGAAAACTTTACAGATACAGCACAAGGAACATATTTAATATTAGGAACCGCACTAAATGGTACAGCCTCTCGTGCCGAAAGAATGAGGATTACAGATGCTGGTAACGTAGGTATAGGAACAACAAATACAGGTGGTTCAAAACTTTGCGTACAAGATAGTTCAATTCTTGTAAGAACAGATGGAGATATACTGAAGGTAAACGATGTTGCAGATACTACATATTGGTTTAGGCTATCCAGAAATTCATCTGATTTTGAAATAAGCAATAGGCAAGCTGGTGCATTAAAACTACTTACAAGTGATGTTGAACGTATGCGTATCACCTCTGCTGGTAACGTAGGTATAGGAAATACAAGTCCTTCACAAAAATTAGATGTTACAGGTGCAGGAGTATTTAGTTCAACTGTAACAGCAAGTGGTTTCTTTAACTCCTCAGATATAAGATTAAAAGAACTTGTTGATATTACATATAATCCATTAGAAATAACACCAATAACTTACAAATGGAAAGATGGTAGTGATGACAAGAACCACGTAGGTTATTCAGCTCAACAAGTTCAGGAACATATGCCTGATGCAGTTAGTGAGAATCAAGAAGGTTTATTGTCTGTAGATTATATTCAAGTGTTAGTAGCTAAGGTAGCTTCATTAGAAAAACGAGTAAAAGAAATGGAGGATAAATAATGCCTTGGAATGACTTAGCAAGTAATCAAATGGTGAGTTATACAGATGCTCAGGGAGGAGGGTTCACTCTACAACCTGGACAATCTTCTGTAACATCAAACCAATGTATGACAAAAGCTGACGCAACAACTAAGTATATATTAAGTTCAGCTCCCCTTGCATCATTTGCAAGCAATCAATTGGTTCCAAAAAGTGCTTGGGTAGCTGGCTCTACCTCTGGGTCTATAACGGCTATATTAAATAAACTTCCATCGGGTATAACAGCTAGTTTAACCGTTAGGAAAAATGGAGCAATTTTTCTTCAAAGAACAACGACTGGTACATCTACTGGAACTATAAATACAGGAGATACATTCTCTGGAACTCAAACTGGTCCAACTCTTGCTTATAGGTCATTAACTGTTTCAAGCTCAAGAAGAGGTGAGTTGTTTTTTGGAGAGCGTGAACCAGGGACTCCAGGTAGTATAACTTCTGGAACATATACAAAAGAGGATGATGAAAATATTACAGTAAATGGATTTGCTGACCAAACATAATAAATAAAAAAATATGGAAACAACTTACACTTGGGGTTTTGGAAACCCAGAATGCATCATATCTCAAGACGATATGAGCCAAATTGTACAAATCATTCACTGGAACCTAACGGGTGAAAGAGATGGAGCTACGGGTTATTATTATGCAACTTGTGGATTAGGATTGCCTAGCCCAGAAGACTTTACTCCTTATGAACAGCTCACCGAAGCTTGGTTTATCTCTCAGGTAGAAGCAAACTGTGAAGAAATGGCAGATGTATATGCTAGCATTGAATCTCAGATTGAAAGTAAGCTTCACCCAGTTACAGATAATCCACCACTTCCTTGGGCTGTACAGCCAGTACAACCAGAGGTTACAGAGGGTTAATATTTGTATATATAAAAAAAAAGTGTTAACTTAGCAAAAAAATTAATATTATGGAACAAAACCAAGCTATTAACATTTTAGTTCAAGTTGCTCACCAAGCCTTAGGTGCTGGATTATTTAAAACATTCGAAGATACAAAGGCTGTTAGTGATGCAATAAATTCATTTAAAGCACCAGCTCAACAAGAAGAGCAAGTTGGACTTAAGAAAATGGATGCGTCAAACTTAAAGTAAAATGCAATTTCACGTAGTAACTAGATGTTCTCGTGTAAGCAACTTGTTGACCCTGCTAGATACAGTTTACTCTAGTGGGGTTGATGTTTCTTGGCACATAGTGTTTGACACTAAGCACGTTAAGGATATTGAGGTGAGCTTACTTGCTAGGCTTTATGAGGTTGGGGCACAATTGTATTTTAGGGATGGTGATGGATGGGGATTAAGCAATCTTAATGACATCTTAAAAGCTCTCCCTGAGGGCTATGTTTCACACCTAGATGATGATAACCTTATTCATCCAGATTATTATACTAAGCTCACCAAGGCTATTAAAAAGAATCCTAAGAAGAAAGTATTCTGCTATGGACAATTAGTAGATATTGGTACTGGATTTAATCGTGATGCATCTCCAGGGAATACAGTAGTAGGGGGTATTGATTTAGCTCAGTACACAGTACACACCGATGTGTATAATACGATGAGCTATGGCTCTGGCTACACAGCAGATGGAGAGTTTATCGAAGCTTATCATAAATTAAACCCAGAAGAGTTTGTATTCATTAATGAGGTAATTAGTTACTATAACTACCTACAACAGACTGCACCAAAAAAGACATCGGCTCCTAAGATATTATATATTGGAGAGGGTAAGCCCGAACTTAAATCAAATGTACATTTAGGGTATGAGGATACCTCACTTAATGTTGATTATGCCACTCCTAAGGATTTGGTATGGTCAGATTATAAGTTTGATGAGTATGATTCAATCATAAGCGTGGGTGGTAAGTGGGAAGACATACCTGTGCTCCCCCTAGAATCCCCCACCATAAGAAGAAGGTGGGTACATTTAGATAAAGAAGATGGTGAAGTAGCTTATAATGTAGCTATGAACTATATACTAACTAATGACATACCAAAGGTTTCACTGTTTACACCAGCATACAAAACACCAATAACACGGTTAGAAAGACTCTTCGGTTCTATACGTAACCAAACCTCAGATAGTTGGGAGTGGGTGATTGTGAATGACTCACCGAAAGATAAAAGATTAAGCGACTACTTAGAGTTAATATCTTCTATAGACCCAAGGATTAAGGTATTTACATTCAATAAGCCAAGTGGTGGTATTATTGGTGATGTTAAGTACAAAGCTGCATCGTTGTGCCGTGGAGGGATACTTTCAGAGGTAGACCACGATGATGAATTAACACCCAAGTGTGTGGAGTATTTAATAGAGGCATCAGCAGCTCACCCTGAATGCGGTTTCTTTTACACCAATTGCAGAGAACTAGATGAGCAAGGCAACATCCTTAAATACCCTGATGGGTTTGCATTTGGATACGGAAGCTACAATGAAGAAGGAGATAGCATTTGTGTTGGCGTTAACCCTAAAACCATTCGTCATATTGTAGGTGTGCCAAACCATATCAGAGCTTGGAGAAAGGATGTATACCACGCAGTTGGTGGTCACAATCGTAGGCTCACCATAGCTGATGACTATGAGCTCATCGTAAGAACATTCCTAAAGACTAAGTTCTGTCATATACAGGCACTTGGATACATACAGTACATATATAACAATGAGACTGGACAGAATACCCACGATGCTACACGAGGAGACATCCAAAGAAGGGTAAGAACTATAATGTATCACTATAACCACGACATATCTATTAGATTTTTTCAACTTGGAGTTACTGACTGGGCATATGCTGAAAATACTAATAACCCTCTGTTTAGTAAAAGTAGGTTTGGGAAAAAAGAAAAAGCTGTAGATATAAAGTACACACCAAAAGGTTAAGTTTTTTTCCTTACTTTTGTAAGCATAAATCAAATTATGTAATGACAACAGATACTCTCATAATGGCCGTTGTTTTGGTTATATCTAACCTAATAACATCTCTTGTAACGAAAGCTACTACTAAGAAGAAGCAATCGGCAGAGGCAACTAAACTATTAACTGACGCATATAATACATTAGTGGAAGACTTACAAAAGCAAATCAGAGAGATGAAGATGGAAATTGAGGCATTGAAATCTGAGGTTAAGGCAGTTCGTATTAAGAATACAGATATGGCTATCAAGATTAAAAACCTTGAGAATGAGAATAAATTTCTAAAAAAAGATAATTAATTTGTTTTTTTAATTTAATATATTTATCTTAGCTGAAATTTAAGGCTATGAAAGGATATATTAACTGGGTTGGTGGAGCACTATTGTTCGCACTAATCATCATTGGAATCTCTACCTGCAATAAGTATAAGCACAATTACAATGAGCAGGCAGCACTAATCAGTGCTATGCAGGATACCGTTAAACACTTCAAGAATAAAGATGGCGAACAGGTCGCACAGATTACTTTACTTGAGGGTTCAAAAGAAAATTTACTAAATGTTATTGGGAAAACTGACAAGCGTCTGGCGAAGTTGCTCAGAGAAGGAGCTACTAGCGGGACCTCTTTTCAGCAGATAACAAAATTTGACACTGTAACGACAATAAAGGTGGACACCGTTCAGGGGAAATTGTCATTTTCGGACACAACCAAAAACCAATGGTTGAGCTTAACCCTAACACTAAAGGATGATAGTTTGAAGAAAGAGATTGAGCTAAGAGATAGCTTAACTGTTGCGTTCAAAAAGATTAAGCAGGGATTCTTGAAGCCTAAGAAGTCTGTAGTTGAAGTTACGAGTGCCAATCCTTATGTAAAGGTTACAGGCTTACGTTCATTCGACATTCCACAAAAGAAAAGTAATTTAAAATTTTGGTTCGGTGTTGGCATCGGTGCAGGTGCTGGCTATTTACTATTCAAGTGAGAATTTTAAAGAGAGCAAAGAAGGGTATGGTAAAGAATGTCACCAAGGTGGTTGACGATGGGATTAAGTTTGACTCAAAACTTGAACACTATGCATATGTGAAAATGAATGAGAAGGGTGTGGTGTTTACGTTAAAACCTGAGTATATATTAATTGATTCGTTTAAGTATTGTGGGGAGATGGTTAGACAGATGAAGTTCACACCCGATTATTTGCTCACCGAACATAATATTATCTTAGAGACTAAGGGCTTCCCTAACGATGCCTTCCCTCTACGGTTAAAGTTCTTTAAGTATAAGATGCACAAAGAGAATAGGGAGATTAAGTTTGTTGTGTGCAGGACTATGAAGGAAGTAGATGCGTTTTTAAATACACTATAGTATGTACCCATTAGATAGTGAACTAAGCGACTTGATTTACGTTGCCAGGGATGGCAAGCTAAAGTTCACGTGGGATGTATTTGGTGAGATTGATGGGGTGTTTGAGTGGGATGATTTATTAGATTTTTATAGCACATATTCAGATGGCAGAAAATATTAAAGAGGTAGCATTCTTAGATGTTACTATTTATGAAACAGGTAAGTGTATTATAGAACTGTCTGACGATGGACAGCTATCTGATTACCTATCCAAGGCATTACACAAGGATGAGCAGTTGCTCGCCCTATTCGCTGAGACATACATTAAATATTCACAACAAATAAACGATGGGTTGATGAAGCCCACATCTGCAAACTAAACAACAGACAAATGTCAACAAAAAAAGAGTTTTTGGGTTTCAAGGAAGAGGCTATCCAAATCTACAATTCTAATCCGCATTTGAACTCTAGCCAAATAGCTAGAATGATTTGTAAATCAATTGGTATAGACTTTACCGAAGGTAAGGGTAGAACTGTTAGATTATGGTTAGACCCACTTAGAAGTAGGATGGATGACCACGTTGGTCTTATGGGGGAGTGTGAGGCTATTGGTATCCCTGCCGAGGATGTTAAGCAGTATTGGTACAAGGGTGACCACTATTCAATTAATGTTAATGGGGGAGCAGGTTATAAGACTCCTATCCAAGAGTTCAACGAGTACATAGAAGAGGTACGTGATACCATCGCTAACTCATTCGAGTGGAAGAAAAACAAGTACGACTCAAAGAACAGCGATAACATATTTGTTCCTAGCATATTTGATTTGCACTTAGGTAAATTATCTTGGGGTGAAGAGACAGGCGAGGACTATGATATTAATATTGCTCAAGATAGATTCCGTCAGGCTATTAATGATTTGATGAACAAAGCATCTGGCTACAATGTTGATGAGATTCTTTTCCCTGTAGGTAATGATATTTACAATTCAGATAAAGCATTACCTTATTCGCAAACTACAGCAGGTACTCCACAGATGGATGATACTAGATGGCAGAAAATGTTTCGTATTGGGGTGTGTTTAATTACTGAGGCAATCATTAAGCTATCGGAGATTGCACCTGTTAAGGTTCCATTAGTTTATTCTAATCACGACTTTGAGAGAGTGTTCTATTTAGGTGAGGTGCTCACCGCAGTATTCGCTAATAACCCTAATGTAATCATTGATAATAAACCACGAGTGCGTAAGTATTATCAGTTTGGTAAGGTATTAATTGCTACAGCTCACGGGCACAACGAGAAGCCTACAGAATTACCGTTAATTATGGCACAGGAAGTTCCTGATATGTGGTCTACCACTTGGTACAGAGAATGGTTGTTAGGTCACTTACACCATAAGTATAACTTGATGACTCAGACTGCTAAAGATTACAAGGGTGTTCAGGTTCGTTACTTAACCTCGCCATCGGCTCCTGATGCGTGGCACTATAACAAAGCATACATTGGCTCTATCAAGGGAGCTGAAGGATTCATATACAATAGAGAAGAAGGCTTGGTTGGGACAGTAGTTCACAATATCAAGTAGCTTATTTAGAATCATTCTAAATTGAAAATAGTTTTTGCATTGTTGAAAACTATTATATAACTTTACCTCAGTAAACGGAGGGTGGCGATGGGATACGGTAACCTGAACTGCTCTCCGTTTTTTAACCTTAACACATTATGGAAACAAAAGAAGAAAAGAACAAGACCTATTGGGACAAGGAAAGACTTGAGAAGTTTTGGGGTAGAAATCCTACACAAGAGTTTAATGACAGGATTGAAACTCAGGATGATATTCAGTTAGAATTTCAAGAAGCATTAGGAGGTGTTGAGCAGGAGCCATCTAAAAAGAAACGTGTATTTGAAACAGGCTCTCAGCGTGATGACGATACCAACAAGCCACTACCTAATCACTTAGATGCATATGTTCGTATGCGTTATGGGTATCTACTAAGACACGGAGGTAACCACTACGATAAAGGAAACTGGAGAAAGGGTCAACCTACCGAGGCGGCACTAGAAAGCTTACATAGACACCTTGCTAAGTTTGAGATGAACCTATACAACGGGGTTGAGCAGGATGAGGACCATTTGTCTGCAATCATCTTCGGCTGTCAGTTGATTATGAAGAACGAAGAGAAGGAAGGAATTAAAATAGACCACTACTATAAGCCTATCTAATATGGCAAAGCTAACCAAACCACAGATTGAAGCAATCAAATTATTTGTAGATACATTTGAATTAGAAGTTCCAGTATCATTTGAGAATGCTATTAGGATTTTAGAAGGTGAGCTCCCCGAAAAGAAAGGCATAGAGGAAAGAAGAAAAGAGTTTGCAGAAAGCCTGAGACCACACCTACTTAAGTACGGAGCAGATATGCTTAACAAGTTCTACAGATATTGGGGAGCCAACGATGGGATGAAGATTAAGTTTGAGACTCAGAAGACTTGGAATTTAGAACAAAGGCTCACCACGTGGCACAACAATGATTTAGAGTGGGAGAGAAAGAAATACATTGAACAACTTAACAACAGAATATAGTGAATAAAAAATACTTCAGAGCCAGTGAGTTTAAGGATGATGTTTACGCATCACAGAATGAAACATTTGAAAAGGGTTGGTCCTGCGGTTGGTCTTGTGGTGATGACTTCATCAGCTTCAAGAAAGGATTCACATCCTACGTGTACTCCCATCCACACCAAGGTAAAACCGTTTGGGTTACAGAGTCTCTGATTCACTTAGCCAAGAATGAAGGGCTCACCATATGCGTGTACTCACCTGAGACAGGAGGAAAGAAGGAAGTTGTATGGAACCTTATACAGGTATACACAGGCAAGAGACTATACGGAAAGGGAGCTCATAAGATTACTACGCAAGAGATTGATAAGGCTATGGAGTTTATAGATAAACACTTCATCGTACTTGAGCACAACCCATTCGCAAAGGGTGTGTTGGAAAGGTTCACAGTTAGGGACATCTTTAATCAAGTGCACTTAGCAGAGAAGGATTATGGCAAGAAAGTAGATGTGCTATGCGTAGACCCATTCAACTTATTAGATAGAGAGTTAGATGATGACAGAAAGGCTATCCAAGACTATGTACTAAGTACACTAAGCTTCATCAATGCCGCCTCTAAGAAGATGGAGCTCCACACCATATTGGTAGCTCACCTTGCAGGAGAAGAACTTATAGTAGATAAGGATACAGGTATAGAGTATATGCCTAAGCCACACCCGAGTAAGCTTGCTGGAGGTCAGAGTTTCTGGAGAGCAGGCTTTCAGATGATTGGATTGTTCAGAGAGCCATATGGGGTACTGAAGAGAGATGGCTTCCCATACCTTGAGAATTGTATGCAAGTGTTAGTGCAGAAGACAAAGCCTTTTGGTTGTGGGAAGCTTGGGATGTTTCAGGTATTCTACGATACTGAAACACATACGCTCTACGAATCATTCGGAGATAAGAAGTATAGATGTGGAGCATTTGGTAATGACCTATACCATCAAATGGCAGGAGGAAAGAACACAAGCCTTACGCCATCGGTTCAATGGAGTGAGCCACTTAAATCAGCAGACGAACAATTAGAAGCACCATTTTAACTATGAATGAAGTTTATTTTCAACCACCTGGTATTAACCCAAAGTATTGTGAAATCGGTATGATTTCGGAAACAGATAAAGATTACATTTGGTATTTAGATGAACCTTGCAAAATTTTAATTAGTGAGGTAAAAATTATAGATAAAAAAAATGTTCTTTATGATAAAAAAATAAGAAGCTATTTTGTTAAAAAAGAAATAGAAAAGTTATGACACCAAAAGAAAAAGCAGATAAATTATGTATGATGTTTTTAATGCATACTAATACGAAAGACCGTGAGTACGATATTAATAAAGAATTGGCTAAACAATGTGCATTAATAGCAGTAGATGAAATATTAAAAGACAACCCATTTGATGTAATAAAGTTACAATATTGGGGAAAAGTTAAACAAGAAATAAATGAGCTATAAACAATATGTGAGAGGATTAGAGGAACAACTCGAAGCCTACAAATATTTTTCTGATGAAAATTTGGAATTGTTAAAAGTTTCCTTAGATTTGTCAATCGTTACTAATGAACTATGGGCACGAGCTCAGAAGTTCCGTGGCAGAGAAGAGTACGATGAGCTGATGGAGTTTGTTGATAAGCTCACCGATGCCAAGAAAGGTTACGATACTATGTACACTAAATACAACCTATCTACAAGAGCATTAGATGACCTAAGATTTACAGCTACTGCGTTAGGTAGAATAGTAATTGAGTATGAACAAGAAGACTTACAAGGATTAAAATTATGATAACAAAACACAGATGGGCTGGAGGCGTACACCAAGATTGGTTAGCACAGCGTAAAAAAATCGAGGGCTTAGGCTCATTAGATGTTACACGTATAGGAGCATCTGACATTGGAACCGTAACAGGTTCTAACAAGTGGAAGTGTAAGCGTAGATTGTTCTACCATCTTATAGGTATGTACTCAAGTGAATGGAGGACAGCTAAGTCAGTAGCAGGACATTTATTGGAGGATGTTGTAGCAAAGAATTGGGAGTCTTGGGTTCCCAACGAGGAGGAGTTCTTGCACAAGCTTGAAAAAGGAGCAAAGGTTAGAGAAACTCAACGTGCTGAATTTTTCTTAACAAATGACAATTATCCACAGCTATTTGCTTCTATTGATAGGCTCCATAATGGTCCATCATTCAGCCCGTTCACGGGACAAGAGTATGAGGAGCTCACCCCAATAGAACTAAAGACTACTGAGAGAGATTACTATAAGCTATGGGAGGATGGCATCACTCAGCCCTACAAGGAGCAGGTGATGTCTCAGATGATGGTTACAGGAACCGAGGTAGCCGTATTCGCTACACTTGTTAATGGTGTATACTTTCACGTAAGAGAGGTAGAGTTTGATAAGGTGCTCTCCCAATTCATAGACCACGAGACAAGACAGTTTGCTCAACTATGTATAGCAGGTAAACAGATAGTAGACCTAATCAATTCAGCTAAGTCTAAGGGGGAGAAGGAAGAGTACCAGGCTATGCTTGAGGACATCACTCCCGATGCTACAGAATTAGACGATGAGCAGACCTTAAACAAGGAGTTATTCTCTAAATCAGACGGCTCAATTAAAGGCTCTGAGAGCGATTTTAAATTTCTGTTGGACTACCAAGAAGCTCACGATAAAATAAAGGGCTTAGAGGAGCTGAAACAGCTTAATAAGAACAAGATTACGACCCTTATGAAGGATGCAGAAGAGATGCTGTTCGAAGGGGGCAAGGTTGTATGGCGTAGAGCTGATGGTAAACGAGATTATTTCAGCCTAAAGATTGACAAGTAATGAGGTTCATTAAGTTCTTAATTATTTGGATAGCAAGTAACTTGTCCATACCATTTTGGATGGTGGGACACGTTCACCTCACCACTAATGTATACCAAGACATCACAGAGATACTTGCCTCTATGGGTATGAATATAATTGTGGCCACAGGATTTTGGCTTGATTGGAAACAAAATAAAAATAATTTAAAATAAATTTGTATTTGTTGTGGATAATGTTTAAGTTTGTGGAACATTTCCAATAAAGGTATTAGCGAGGAGTGATTGACTCGTTATGTTTTCAATGTTTAATTTTGGTTATGGTACGTGGTCCTTGGTAGGATGTTTTCTGAAGGGTTTTCAGGTGGTTCGATTCCACCCCACGTTCAAAGGTTAAGTTAAGTTGGTTTGTTTATTGGTAATGAGCTATGGTGTAACGGTAACACTACAGATTTTGATTCTGTCATTTATGGTTCGAATCCATATAGCTCATCTAAATTTAAAATGTAATATAAGAATATGAAAACACAAGAACAATTGAAAGCAGAGCTTTACGCTCCACTACCTGCTGAGGCCATCAAACCTCACCCTACTAAAACATTCCTAAGCACCATCAAGCCTATCTACATTACAGATAGAATGAATGAGGTGTTCGGCATCGGGCAATGGCAGACAAGAACAGAGAACGTATTAGTTAATGACAACGGAACCGTAGTTAACAAGGTTGTATTCACAGTTCCTGAGTACAATATCTACTACGAATGCTTCGGTGGTAATGACAATGGTGGTTCGGGCTCTAAAGGTTTTGACCTTGGCGACGCATTCAAGGGTGCAACTACTGATGCTCTTAACAAGATTGCTAGCTACATAGGTATTGGTATTGATGTTTATCGTGGAAAGCAGTCACACGCCCCGAGCAATTACTCTAAGCCTTCGGCTCCTGCACCTGCACCTATGCAACCAAGCAAATCATTTGATGATAGTGCTGAAAGAAAAGCAAAGGCCCTAGGAGCTCTTAAGGTTGCAGATAAGGTAGCTACTGTGAAAGGGTTGATAGCTCAACAGAAAGCATTTAAAGCCCTACCTGAAGGAGCTAGCTTCCAAAGTGGTGCTAGCCTAGATGATGTGGTTAAGAATAATAGTATTGAATTAGTTGGAGCGTTTTATAATTTCGTAAAGTAATGTATTATACCAATGAAGATAAGTTCACGGAGGATGAACGTGAAGCGATGGATGGATTAGCTAGAGTGGTAGCCTTTGTATGTGATATATCATACGAGGCTATCCGTTCTAACTGCCGTAAAAGACCTGTGGTAGATGCTAAGAAAATAGCTTGTAAGTATGCGTATGATAACATACCTAACTCCAAGCTTATTTGTGAAAAGAACTTGGCGTTGTGTTCTTGGTACTTTAAGCAAGACCACGGAACCATTCACTACACTATAGCCAAAGCACAAGAGCTTTATGAAACTGAGCCTAACTTTGCAAAGCTATACGACGCTGTTGTTAATATAGTAGATAACCCTGCATACGAGCCTGACTTCACGTATAGTGATTTGTATAAAGGTCAGACTAATTGGGATGATGTTCGTATGAATATTAATGAAAGACACTCAGTTAGATACAGACATATGCCTCAGTATGTTAAGGATGACATCATTATGTTGTTTGGTAAAGGTTATGGAGAGCTCACCATAGCTAACAAGGTGCAGACAACCCTTGACTTCATTAACTACTTCATTAAGAGAGAAGGACTGAAGAGAGATAAGATGGCAAAGATTAGAAAGGCTATCAGCAGTCAGTCAGTTAAGTTCGGAGCAAGTAAATCAATAGCATACTAATTATGAATATAGTTAAAGAAAATACAGCACTAATGGAGCTTATTAAGGAGCTCAAAAAAGACCTTCAAGAAGTTTATGATAGCGATAATTATAGCGAAGATTTTGCAGACGCAACTTCGTGTGCAATATTTATGGCCGAGCAGTTACTTGAGTTAGAGCAAGAGCAAATTTGGGATGCCCACCTTGCAGGAGAGAATCACGAGTGCGATATGGAAGAAGGTGAGATTCGAGATTCAAGAGAGTGTGGTCATTACAAATACTATCAGGATACGTACCCAACAGATTGGAAAAAAGATGAAGAATAATTCGTACCTTTGTATCGTTATCCTTGGTCGGATGATGTTTTAGAATACAGGTATTAATAACATATAAGTTAAACCTCACCATCAGAAAAGCATACTTGCGATAAGTGTGTGTCCGACCAAGGCTGATTAGGTGGGGTTTTTCTATGTTTAAGCCCCACCCGTTCATCGGTTCAGAACTCTAACACCGATAATGGCATAGGGCTGAGATGCTCACCAAAAGTATGAGTATAAAGGCACGTAAAAGGAGTGTGTATAAATAAATAGTGTGGGCAATGGCATCGAATGATACAACCCACGACCCGATACATCAGCTCTCCTGACCTTATAAAAGCAGAATGTAAGTATATGACTGCTCTTGTGCAATGCAAGTTGGGGATAATGGTCACCACTACCAGACAATAAGTCAAGCTCTCCGAAGTATCGGGGATATAGGATTCGTATAACCAAGCTACAAAGTATGAAGCTAAAAGAATGTTCAGAGTGCAAGGAGATGACCTACCTATGGAAGGCTAACCCTAAGTTGTGCAAAAAGTGTTGGCTTAAAATAAGCCCCTCTAAGCCACTCAAATCTAAAAGTGGTACACCTACAAGTAAAACTACTAAGAGTCCCGCATATCGCATTAAAAGTGTATCAGATAAGAAATTAGTAGAGCTGAAAGAGTATCGTGTGTTACGAGATGAGTACCTAGCTACCAATAAGGTATGTGAGCACCCCGAGTGCAGTAACCCGTCTGAAGATTTGCACCACGCCAAAGGTCGGGTGGGTAGTTTGCTCACCGATACTAGATACTTCAAGGCTCTGTGTCGTAAGTGCCATAGGTGGGTAGAAGAAAACCCCACCGATTCTAAATCAATGGGGTTAAGTTTTAGTAGGCTCGATATAGATTAGTTCCAAAGTTCTTCTAGGACTTTCTCTACATCCTCCTTGAGGTCATCAATGTCATTGCCTACGTTCCTCTCTAGGATACGGAAGGCATTGTTACTTGCTCCCCGTAGTTTGGCTAACTTGTCATCAAGCTTACCTGCATCTTCATCCTTGCTCTCCCTCATCTCGAGGACTGCTACCTCTAGGTTATCCTTGAGCAGTTGTGTCAGCACATATGATAGTGCTATGGCTTTCTCTTTAGCGTTCATAGTTTTATAATCAATTAAAATTCATTCCGTATGCATAGATGCAGGATGATACTTCATCCCAATAATCTTTCTCATCTTCTGATTCAGATTCTCTCATTCTTTGTACGCAATATTCAAATGCCTCTTGTTGGGTTTCATTGGTTATAAACCAACCACCAATTTCTCTTAATAACTTTTCAGACATTTCTTGTGGCTCAATTTGTTTTGTGTTCATTACTTTATGTGTTTAAATTCTTCTAACATTTTGTGTAGTACCATAATCTTGGAGGTGTAGTATTGTGCATCTCCGTATTCAACTATACGTTCCTTGCATAGTTCTAACTCTTGGTATATCCAAGCCGTTGGTACGATTATATACTCCTCCATTACATTTCAAGTATCTTCTTGGCTAGTATGTCGGATACCTCATCCCAATACTCGTGTCTGCCACTCTCTACGCTATGCAGGATGGACTCATCTGCTCTCCCCGTAGCGTACTCCTTTGCTACTAGTAGCCCGATAACTATGTGTGAGCCATTAAATAGAATTTCATTGAATACCTCTGCCTTCTTGCAGTGTATCTCTTGTAGGCTATCTGCTTTCTCTTGTGGTGTCATATCATTTTCTTAATTAGGTTTACATATTGTTTGTTCTCTGCGTAGTTCTTGTGAAGGTATCTAAGATACGCTCTACGGCTCTTTACTTTGGTGAGTACCTTATCTTGCCAGAGTTTGTAGTCAACTACTGACTGCCTCCAAGAGGTGTACTCAGCGTGGTTGTATTGCTCCCCGATAGCAGTAGTGCTACGTTGTCTAGCTAGCTTCATACCGAATAGGTTATGGTTCTCTCTAAATACCTTCGAGGTAAAGTGTCCCGTCTCTATCTTGGCTTGAGCCATTACAATATCAGGGTAAAGGATACCTATCTCATTCATTATAGCAATCATATTACTAGGTGAGAAGGGCAGGTCTGCTCTCCGTGTAAAGGAAGCACTACCCACCTCTAATGAGGTGAGCAATGCTATTAGTGTTAGTGTTATGTATTTCATTTTAGTTTCTTTAGGTCCCTTATAAATATCATAAAGCATAGGGATAGGTATATAAAGCATACCATACTAGTATTGCAATTGGTGTACATTCATTTGTAGCTTACTAAAATCTGCCACCATTTCAAAGTTATCCAAGATATAATTTACATCAATCTCATTGGTGTATGGGATAACATCGGTTTCTTGTGTGTTAATATAGTACACAATGCAACCATCTTGTTCAAACTGAATGCGTACCTCGTACTCATTAGTTAGTTCTATTAATCTGCTTCTATTGTTTCTCATTATTTATTTGTTAGCATTGAGTTCATATTAAGGAAAGAGTGTGAGCGGTTAGATGTCATACCCAAGTCCATTCGGTCGTAGTATTCGTTTACAAAGTCCCAAGCCACTCGGCTACTTATGTCAGCCACGTACATCAGGGTACGCACGGCTATAGGTCGTTTGCTCTCCGAAGATACTAGTTGTTTAAACTGCCCTATACTCTTAGCATAGTTAAGCAGTTCATTGTAGGTATACTCATTCATCCCGTGTAAATATTTAAGGTTTGCTCAATTATTGTTAGATAATAATCATACCAATCATTAAACTCGTCTTGTACATCATCTTTGTAAACGTGGTTACCATTTTCATCCTTTACAAACATTACGGCACTATCTGTAATATCTAATGCTTTTTTAGTTGCGTTGTAGGCCAACTCTGAGGCTAACTCTAGAACATCGCTCTGTGTTATTGTCATCAATTCCATTGTCTTATTTGTTAAAGTTTTTATCGTTCAAAAATTTATCTATTGTTTCAAAGTAATTGCTCTCCCACAATACTCCTTTGTTTATGGATTCAAATTCATCAGTCCATTCTTCTGCCAAGTCATACATACCACCCGTTCCTTGTTCATCGTATTTAGCCAATACTTGTCCCTCGCTATCATCTCCAATAAGTTGCAATGCAATGTATTTGGAAATCTCGTGGTATGTTTCTATCCAAAGTTCAAAGCCGTTTGGAAATTCTTTGTTTGTTTTCATTGTCTTATTTGTTTAAGGGTTTAAAAATTACTTGGAAGCCCCACTCTGTGTAGGTTTGTATCCAATATGCTAATTCGTTTTCTTCAAAGTGTTTGTTCCAATCTTCACCACTATGGCTAAATTGTACTACGGGTTTCTGCCATCTGCCTACAAGCCCGAATCTAAAGTGTATTGTTTTCATTGTTAAGGGTTTAAATTAATGAGCCTAAAAATGCTAGTAAAAAACAAATTAATAATAGCTCTATGGTGTAATCTTTTTGTGTATGTTTCATCTTTAAGGGTTTTAAAGGGGGCAATTGCTCACCCCCGTAGTGATTAAATATATATCGTTTCTTGTTTGCCGTTATCATAGTAAGCCTTTTGCCCGTTATCTTTAGCAATACGCTCAGCCTCTTCACGTGTAGTTACTTTAGTAGAAATATCTAAGTATAGCTCATCGTTTTCTACCCAAGCCCCGATAAAGTAGCGTTGATTTGTTACGGCTCCACAAAGGATGTGTGCTTTCTCTTTAATGTAGCTAGCAATATGATACTGCAAGCCCGTTATCCAATTGTTTTTTAGAATGGTTTCGTGGTTTGCTATGCTCACCATAAAGCCGTCAGTAGGGTTAAGTTGCCCGTTCAGTAGGTTGTAACTTGCACCTCCGTTGTTCAAGATTGATTTTTTAAATAATATTAAGTTACTCATAATTTTAGGTATCGGTTGACCTACGCACCGAAAGGTTTTAGTTTTTAAATTTAGTTATTTGTTGTTAGGTATCCAAATCTTTTTCTAAGTCCTTCATCCAAGTTTTTGTAGTGTTCTTTTCTGCCTTCGCATATCATTAATTCAATTTCGTATTGCTCTACGTTATAAAATTCTGCCATACGTTCTACGCTTATAAAGTCATTAAGCCACTCAAGGTAAACTTGCTCGTTTGTTTTGTTAGCTAGTATGTTCATAGTGTTACTTGTTAGGTTTAATAATCATTAGTAATAAGCCCCCGTAGAATAACACTACGTTAAGGGCAAAGAATAAAGCGAAAATTGTTTGTAGTGTTTCCATATTGTTTTAAGTTAAGGGTTTATAATTACTCGGCACAAATTGCCCAAGCTTCTTGTTTAAATAATTGTGTTTTAGTTAGGCCTAAGCTATCAATAATAAAGTTAGCTAGTTTAGTGTTAATGCTAGGCTCCGTAATATTGCCCGAACCTATTTGCTCTACGATATACCTAGGTTCCATACCTAATACACGGCTACAAAATTTAACATCTTGGCCTAGGTAAAATGATTTGCTAGTGCCGTTGCTTTTAGTTAATACTAGGCTCCAATTGTGGTCGAACCCGTAATTGCTTGTGATTTGAATTGTTGCTTTCATTGTTTTATGTTTTAAGGTTTTCAAATATGATAGTTTGTTTTTAATTATGCAAATTTATTTTAAAAATTATTTTGTATGCTTCCCCATATAATAGCCTGATACTCGAAGCCCTTAAGCCCTAAGCGTTTAGCTTTTCTAATTGTAAGGCTTTCTAATTGGTCGTATGCTAGCTTCCCGATGGCACCCATTGTTTGCCCGAAGCAAGCCCGAAGGTGCCAAACATCTATAGTAACTCGGTCCATATCCAATTGGCCTACATTACGTACAAAAGAATATGTTTTACGGCTATCGTTTGTTATTTCAGTTTGGCCGTTGGCAATTGCAAAAGCTTTAAATTTGTTGGTGTGAAACGTACTTACTTTGATATCGGTCGGGCCTAAACCTTTGCTCACCGCATCTAATACCGATAAGGTATCTTTAAGGTTTGTTTTCCATTTATTACGGGGGCTAAGGGCTGAAACTATAGATGCTACTAAGCTAGAAGTGGTGCCGAATTGTTTGGCCGTTTCTACACAAAATGTATTGGCCTCCTGATACCAAGCTAGGCCCTCAGTAATTTGTTCGTCCGTAGCTAGGTTAAAATACTTGTCTAGGCTCTTAGATACTTTTAATAATTGGTTATTGGTTAACTTTTTCATTGTGTTTGATTTTAAGGGTTTGTTATTTATTTTTAGCGTTTTCAGTATTCAATACGAGTGAAATACAAATATTGAAAGTTAAGATAAGTAAAAAGAATAAGGCAAAAGAGTTATTTTCTAAAGCTAAATTATTTTTTAAAATTATTACGGCAAAAAGCCAAATAATAAGGGACACAATTAAGTAAGGGAAAGTTTTCATTTTGTTAAGGGTTTAAGGGTTTATTTTTTGTTATTGTTAGTAATGTTAAAATATGCAATAATGTAAACTTTTACTGCAAGTGCTAAGGCTATTAATAAGTAAAACATTTTTTAAGGGTTTAAATAAATATTGTTTGTGTTTGTTGATACAAGTATACGGCGGGTTTTTTGATTCTGCAAGAAAAAAATGCAATTTATAATGATTCTAAATAAGAAAATAGCCAAACGATATTTAAAACGCACTTTTACCCTGAAATTTAGAACGATTCTAAATAAGGAATTAGCATAAAACGGGGTATAAAAGATAGTGTATATACTTGTTTGCTCACCGAAAAGAAAAGCCTAAATACTAATAGAGGGATAAGAGAAACAAGGGTACAAAGAACAAAGGGCGGGGGGTATGGACTAACTATAAAAGAAAGGCACGGCAAAGGATAACAAAGTAAGGGTATTTATACTCAATGAATTAAGGGCTAAATAAGGCCGTATAAGAAACGATAACAAGAAAGGGTATACAAAGGTATACCTATTTGAAATAAAGGGCTTAAAAGGGCTTATATAAGCGGGGTTATCTTTCTCTTAAAAGAACACAAACAAACCCCAAAAAACCCCCAAAAAAGGGCTTAGTGTAAAAAAGGGGGGCAAATGAGCATACAATCTACTAAGCAAAAACGCGGTTTAAAGGTACGTGAGTACACTATGCCCACCGATGAAACAAAAAGTACTTAGTGTATATAATAAGGGCAAGCCACTCAGGGCGGGGGCGGGGCG